TAATTACCGAACCACTAAGTTCACCATTGAAAAATTCATCTTGATTTGATTGAGTAAATACTACATTACCAACTAAACTAGGTGTAGTACCACTCCAACTTTGAGTAATATTAACATATAAGTCAGTAGATGCAGTTCCATTAAATTCAGGCATTACTCCACCAGAACTACCTGTTACTTGTTCAATAGGGAATGATTCATAATCTGTAGATGATGTGTAAATTCTTTGACCATCTAACATTCCAGGTATACCTCGTATTGAACCTGTTATTGTTATATCTTCAAATACATTAGGACTATTCCATACTGGAGTACTGCCACTACCATAAACAGATTGAGTTGTGTATAAATCCATTTGTGGAGTTGGATAACGATTACGTTCTAATAAATGTTGTTTGATTACAACACCTGATGCTAAAGCGGTGTGTGCAGGAACAAAATCTTGAAGCATCTTAAATAAAGAGTTATCAAAGAATTTAATAAGTCTTACATAATCCCAAATGTTATAATTTGATGTATATTTTTCAAAATATTTGTCACGTAATATATTTAAATCTGTGTAACTAGTGTTTCTAGACGGTATATAACGTGGATCACCAATATAGTCACCCATATTGAAATATCCAAATGTATCGTTGATATCGTCGTTTATTTCGTTTTGAGGTGAGAATGCTACTTCAACATAATCAACATTATTAGTATAAGAACTACTTATTGAAGGTTGTTGTTGAACTGATATGAATGGTGATAAAACTTTACTATTAGGTATGTTGCTATCACTTCCAGTATATGGTAATACTGTATTTTTGTTTTGTATTTTTTCTGATACAGCATTTTGTATACCTGCAGGTACTTGATCGTAGAAAAATGTTTCTACATTAGGGACAAATTTTGCGAATGATAAATCTATACTAGCAGTACTAGTAGATACAAAAGACGATATTGTTATCCAAGAACCAGTAATTTTAGGATGAATAGATGTACTACCTGTGTATAATTCTCCACCCAATGGTAATCTAAAAGCTAAATTATTATATCCATCTCCAACTCCATTTCCTTCAATAGAGTATGGGTTCATGATATAATCTTTAATACTAGATTCATTTAATGCTAACCTCCCATAATAACGTATTTCTTGCAATGAACCTGTTCCTAATATTGGTGAATAAGTAATTCCATCATAAAATGATGAATGAGGTAAGAATGATGATGTTACGGCAGATGTCCATAAAGTTGGAGTAACACTACCTGTTGATGAAGCATAATATCCTAATTTATTTCCATCATATCCATCATATTGAATGTTACCAGCATATAGTGAAGCTGTAGTTCCATTAACCATTGCTGTTACTGACCACCAACCTTCATTTAAAAAAGGTAAATTTAATGTTAAACCTTCACCAGGGATATTTGATCCATAAAATGTTAATTCTGAGTATTGGTAATCAGGATCAGGTATTGAACCAGGATATGAACCGCTAGCTAAACCAGATCCATTATAATTTAATACTATACATGGTTTATCAATTCCATCATCTAAATACCATAATACTTCTTGGGGGTTCTGGAAAATTGCGTTAGCATTTTCTATTTTAAATCTAAATTGTACTACAGTTGGTCTATTATTAGTAGAACCCCAGTTTGGATTAAGTTGCCAATTTGTTGTTATAGCTGCTTCACCTGTTGGTTTATTTAGCTTATAAGCATAATTATATTCGTTTTGCCAGTAATCCCAAGTGTTAGTATTTTTATCTTTACCTCCAAATTCATTTATACGTAAAATAGTATCTGGTATACCATATGATGTTATTAAAGTACGTAAACCTTCAGGTGTACCTTTTTTCTTTAAAATATATGGTAAATTATGATATATACGTTTATAAGTTTCAGCGTTAATATCAAATGTAGGATCCAATGAACCTGTACTTGAGGCTGTAACGTAAGTGTTAATATAATCTAAAAAAGAACCTGTTGGAACAGGTAATGATCCTGTTGTGAAAGGTAAATTATATAAGCTACCTGAAGGTGTTATACCTAATAAAGCTGAATATAAGTCGTCTGTTGAGAAATTGTTTTGGTATATTTTGATTCCTAAATCTCTTAAAACATCTGCTATTAAATCTTTAGATACACCATAATCAACACGGTTATCAGCATTATATTTGTTTGTTACGTCTTTTATATATACCCAAACACTATCAAAGTTTTGACCAACCATATCAACAAATAACATATATTGATCGTTATTTGAATCATCTGTTAAATATGATGGTATAGCGTTTATTAAACGATTATTATTTTGTGAATCATAATCTTCAGCAACTATTGATTGTGATGCTAAAAATGCTAAACCATTAGTTGAATTTGGAAGAGAATTTATGTAAGGATATGTAGAGTTAGTTTTAGGCCATGCTGTACTACCTGATTCATAATATAAATAATATTCATATCCATCAAATCCTGTTATAATTTCATCTATTTTATTTGTCCAAATATTACTACTATTTATAATAAAAGAGTTCGTTGTACTTGTGATTAAGTTAGCATTTGATTGATATTGATCAATTAAAGATAATTTATAATAAAAATTTTCTAACCGTGTTTTAGCTGAAGAAAAAAAGACAAATTCAGAGTAATCTGAATAGTTTATATTTATTTCTAAACCTTTTTCGGCTAATATACTATTAATCTGGTATTGTAGACTATTTGATCCTAAAGGTGAAGTATTTGAGGTTAAACTATTATACGTGACATATGGGGTAGAATTATTAATTTGATCTTTTATTGCTATGTTAGTGTTAGGACCTCTAAGATAAATATTTTGATCTAATTCGTCAAATGTTTGAATAATGTTAATGTTATAAGCAATCGGTTCAGCTATAGATTCTACTATCCAACATTGTGATTGAATGTTAAAATTATTAGGTAAAGGTTCATATAATTTAATTAATACTGTTGGATCATTTGGATTAGTAGTAACATCTAATAAAATATTATTAGCAATAATAAGATTATTATTATCAAAATCAAGATAAAAATCTATAAATGTACCACTAGAATTTCTATAATTTATAAAATCACCTACACTTGTTATTATTTCACCATTAGGAATAGCAGTTGTATTAAGTCTAAGTTCAGTTCTGTCTGGACTAATTTGATCTATATAATAACGATTAAGAGGACTTGAGCCTGCTCTATTTCTTAAAAAATTATATAATGTATTATAATTTCCTTCAGTATAACCTTGACTTTTTAAATCAGCCTCAGGATCTATAAAAAGATTATTATCTAATAAACTAAATTGTGAATACCCAATAACATTTGAAAATAATATATTGTTATTTAAATCATATATGAAATATTCTATATGATCTGTAGTTGAATCAAAATTCCCAAATGTATCTACTGTAGGAATAAGATTAATATCATTTAAAGTATAAGTTTGGAGTTCAAATGTCACCGCGTCTAAACCCTGTATGTTAACAATTTCAGCCATATTTTATATATTTGTTATATTTAAGACATTTTGTTGTAAATCAAAATTTTCTTGTCTTAATTGATTTATTTCTTCAAGAAGTGATTGTATTAACTCATCATTTTCATTTGATGTTTCTCCAATATAATCTGTACTTGTCTTTATAAGGTACTCATGAGAATTGACTTCTCCAAATTTAGGTATAGTAAAGAATAATTGTTGATAGTATGTAAAGAATTGTTGTACAGATACAGGTTGATCTGCTGTTATATCTACAACAGGTTGAGTAAGTTGACTAAAAGAAGTATCAATTACTTTTTCATAAGAATTCTTATTAAATGATGGTTTTATTATTGTTATTTGATCTGCCATTACCCATTAATTATTTTAAAACTATAGTTATCATTATATACTATTGTTGAACTATTAATTGTAGTTTTAATTAAAACAGTATAATATCTTTCAGTTTGTAATCCATTCATATTTAAATCAAAATAACTACCACTAGCATCAGCATTAAGTTGAGTAAATTGATTATCAAAATTTATAACAAATTCATTTGTATCTAAATCTTTAATAGCCCAATATGAGGCTGTAGGTAAATAATAATTTTGAGTATAAACGGATGATGTTTGCCATAATTGAGGTGGATATTCTGGTCTAGAATTTATTCTAAATCTATTAACACTACCTGAATAGAAATATCCTGGATTTTGGGCTAATGTTACTACAGCTGGGAGTGTGTTAAGTATTGTTAATGTTGAAGATCCAGTATTCCATGTATAATCTCTCCATTTAAATTCTAATTGTGGAGGATATATTGTATTAGTATCAACTGAAAAGAATTTAAGTTCAGGTTGAACATTAATATTATTTATAAATTCAGTTGCGGGAGATAATTTTACTATAAATCCATCATCTGAAATTGCTCCTGTATACCAAGCTCTTATAATATTAGAAACATTTAAATTAACATCTTTATCACTAGAATAACTGAATATTTGTGATGCTGTTATAGGATATAGGTTAGAATTAAAATAATTAACATTAGATCCTGTCCACCAGTTTCCTCCACCAGCTTGAGCATAACTAGTATTAAATGAACCAGTTCTATTAGCTGGGAAACTTCCTGTTAGCCACCTAGTAGAACCGGAATAGTCTAACCATATCCAACTAGTTCCATTAGATATTTCAGGCTCATCTAAATATTTACCTGTACCCATACCCCAATTTCCATATATAGGAAAGCAATCAATTTGAGTGTCTAATGCTAATCCAGTTTCAGTAGAAATAAAACAATTTAAAGTCGCGCTCCAAGATGATGTATTCATTAACTGGGCTGAGCTGCTAATACCCATTTTATTTTCTATAATATCATTAATTTCATCTTGTGAAAATTGAATAAGAAATCTACTTACTTGTGGATTACTATTATTTTCAGTTGCTATTTGAGTTTGAGTAGATTCAATGATTTCATCCAACCCAGTATTCATTTGGGGGAACATAGAATACAGAGTAGCATCTTTGCTAGGAAATATTTTATATACGGCCATTATTTTTGATTATAAATATTATAGTGGTACTACTTTACCTTGTATATCTTGGTTTAAGTATTTAACTTCGAATATAGATGGATCAAGTGAAGGATATATTACATTTGCTGATGTAGCTCCTTTAATATCGTAAGCATAAGGACTATATCCTAAATACTCTCCAACTAAATTTGTTATTTCAATATTCTTAACAGTTTGAACACCTTGTATTTTATCTAATAAGATATATAATTCTCTTAATATTATAGGTTGATTAATTTGCCAATTATCTATAGCGAAATATACTTTTAAAGCGTCAATACATTTAATTAATACTTCATTATTATTGTAATCAGGTAATATTATTATTTCAAAATTTACACCTATATTAATTATAAATCCATCTTTAATATTAACAGCATCACCAATCATTCTATATTGAGATAAATAAGTTGTTAAATTTTGTTTTAAAGCATCTGTACATGTGCGTAATGTTTTGTCAATATTATAACTTAAAGTATATAAATCTAGTACTGAATTAGATTCTCCAGCAGATACTAAAGTATCACGTTTGGTTGGTTCGATATACGCTTTAGATATAACACCATATTTAGCGGGCATAGATAATGCTCTTACTAAATAATCATCTTGGGTTACGTTACGTAATTGTGATGCAAAATTCGCCATAGAATTTTGTCTGATTTCTTCAATTGTATCTCCATCACCCCCCCCATCAGCTGCAAATGGATTTGTAACAGCTAATGAATTAAATGCAGTTGTAGCTGTTACAGAATTTAAATTAGAATTTAAAAATGTAGGATTAGAATTTAATTTATTTAAAACATTGGCATTAACATTTGATGTAACACCACCACCTGTTAAATATCTTACAGTTAATGTTGTATTAGATGGTGCAATACCATATGTTTTTGTAAATAAGAAATTTGATGGTGAATAAGCAGTTGTAAGCTTTGTTTTTTCAAAAGGTAAACCTATACCAACATTATTTGGATTTGGAGTTATTTCTTCATCAGAATCATTTACTGTACCTGCACCAAATTGAAATTGTAGTGTTGTTGAGTTTAAGAAACGTGTTACAAATCGGCGTTGTTGTTTTTCTAATTTAAGAAGATAAGGTGCGTTACCTTGATTAACATAAAAATTAGGGTCATTAGGGTTAGTATTTTTAACAGAGGTATAAACCATCTCTTGTCCTAAATGATCTACTTCATACCATTGATTACCATTACTATCAAATACATCTAATATACCTATAATATTATTATCATTTAAATCAATAGTTGTAAATTTTTGTGGATTACCAAAACTAAATGTTGTTGTATTAATAGTTGATGATATTGCTTTTCTTGTTTTTTTAAGTAAGAAATAAGTTGGAACATTTCCAGCCACAGAATATATAGTTACTTCTGTTGGATCCTGAGATGAGGATACAGTAAAATCTACTGGATCTTCTATTAAAAATGTTGTTGTTACATTTGTCAATGTTGATGATACTGTAGAATTAGTTGGTACAACTAAAGCATATCTATAATCAGGTACGTAATTACTTCCTGAAAGTATTGATGGGACTTGTTGGTAAAAATCAATTTCTGTCACAGCAACCTGTGTCACATTTGGTTTGTATCCAAACATATAAGCTAATTCAAATAAATTATTTGTTTGACGAGCGTATTGTAAGAAATTTTCTTGAAATTGATTATCAAGATAAAAAGATAAAACATCACCAACATAAGCTGCCATTTCCATAAACATTACACCAGGAGATGTAGGACTAAAGTCATTATATGTTGTAGGAAAATACGTTTGAGCATAATTTATTAAACTGGCTCTTAATTCAGTAAAATCCTTATTTATGTATTTTATATCTTTTTTAGTGTTATTATTTGTAGCCATTATTGGAAGGTTATTTGTACTTGGTCTGAGATTCCTGTGTCTATGATATTATATTTTAAAACCATTGTGACTTCGTTATTATCAGTATCTGATTCTATATCTAAAGATGCTACAAAGACATTAGGAAAATATAAGCCTATTTTTGATTGTATATCTTGTTTAAGTCCATCTAAGTTACCACTAGTAATTTGTTCAAAAATGAATGCCCTTAAATTAGCCCCAAATGTTGGATTTAAATATATCTCATTAGTATTAGTTAAGAAATAATTAAGTAAATTATTCCTAACAGCATCTTTAGTAGTATATGTAGAAAAAAATACCGCAGGGGCGTTAAATGGAATACTTACTCCGACAGCCGTTCCCGGCTGTGTATCAATAGGAAATATTTTTTTAGGTCCGAATGCCATTATCTATTCATTAAACCCATTATTTGATCTAATCCTAATTCACCTTCAGGTAATTTCCCATTTACAGGATCAACGGGTCCAGCTGATC